GTTTCACGCAGCAATTCTTCTTTCAAGTCGTAGTCTACCATGCCGTAACCTGATCTTTCGCCAGTTCTACCTCGATAAACACATTCGGGGGCTCGCCCGGCGCACAACGACGCTTCACCTTATGCACCACGCAAACCTGGGAATCATCCTTAAAAACCACCCCGGTGAGGGCGTCAAGGATTCCACGCTCCAGCTTATCAATATCAGGTCGTTGGATCATGGTCAGGGGGTCGGTTGGTTTCATCGCTTTAGTGCGGGGCATGGCGAAAACTAGGCGAACCTCCACCGGGGCGTTCTCAATCATTTCTAAGCCCTGGTATTGCATGTGGGTTGACACGCTACTGGCCACATGCTCACGCCATTCTTTCAAGCCCTCCGACTGCTCAACCAGCACCGCTTTGCCCCCGCGCACAAACGCTTTCTTGCTGCCTTGGGGGCGTGGCACACCATCCGCTGTGGCTTGTAAAAAAAAATCTTTAGGCTTCATCGTGGATCACGCCCTCATACTCGTCATCAACCTGTAGGCTGATCTTATCGTCAGGGGCTGCTTCCTCACCAATAAGCCGCCAAATTTCGTCCAACAACATGTCCCGTGCCTTGTCCAAATCCTCGATACGTTTCTCCAGGTCAGCATGCTTATTGTTGCCGTCAAGCCGGCAAGACCTCGCAATATACTGGACTGCTTGGGCAGCGTTCCCGGTCAAATGGCGTGAAATGTCCCACACCTCAGTGTCCCCAAACTTATAGTAATCACCCATGGTACTTTCCTTCCTTTCTTAGAAAATGTTAATGTTACGTGGCACACCATCAACCGTCACGAACGACAGCACACCCCTGTACGATGTGGCCCCGGTGCGGTTACGGAACCATGTGGATTCCTTTTCCAACGCTGGTGCCGACACAATCCAGCGTTTAGCCGTCCATGATTCGATATGAAAATTATGAAAATGCCCACTGATGAGGATATCGGCTTGGGCTTCCTCGCTATCGTTAGCGATGTGCCCTGACCACCATTTTTCCGCACCACTGATTTGCCCTTTGAATAAATGCCCGTGCACGATCGTGAACACCGTGCCACCGCAATCATAAGTAACGCTGCCCCGGGTTGCTTCCGGGTACAGCCAGCGCACATTTTTGCCCCGCATCATCACAGGGTCAACCATGCTGAAAGCGTCTTGAACAGCGGAAACGATCATGATATCGTAGTTGTCGGACATGGGGCGGGATTGTTTGCGCGTGGTTTCACCATGATTGCCAGGCACCACCGACACCACAAGATCATCAACATGTGATAGGATTTCCTGAACAGTCCATGACACCAAGTGTTGGCACGTGCGCAGCTGTTCCGCAAGGGTCAGGTCGCATTCGGCAATCATTTTACCGTCCTGTGATGTGTAGCCCTCGATCAGGTCACCACCAAAAACCAGGTTCACGCCACTGATATTCTCATGATGTTCTAAGGCCCGAATCACCCCGGTTTTCCACCGACCAATCAAGTACTCGGTGCCAGCGCCAGCCTCAACACTCTTCCCAATATGCGTATCGGACAGCACAATCGTCAACCAGTTTCCGTCACGTGTGACATTATCGACTGGTTCCAAATAGATGGAATCCAGTAGGTCTTCAATATCACTATTATGTTGTGGCCTTAGAACAACCTTAGCACGGTAAGCGTGCTGCACCCCATGCCCCGGTACTTCCCAAGCCGAATGGCGTACCGGACCCTCGACTGAATACTTCTCAGGATCAAGCCCGAACGCTTCTAACACGTGCCCCCAATCATCCTCCGATGGTGGCGTGGTCCGTGGCGGGGAAGTCACAACCCCCTCGATACCATCCATCACCACACCGGGCACAACCCCTTTCGGGGGTGCAGCAAGTAGTTTATCAACATCACCCATATGCTTCACTCTTCCTTAAAAACTTCTTAGCGAACATTGTTGCGTAGATTCGCAACCATTGAGCAGAACGCTTTGTACTGGTGCGGGTACGGGTTGCCCTGCAACGACGATGCAACCAGCCATAAATCATGCAACACCACATCATCCCTGGTCAGGGCTTCAATCATTGCCGCGCGTTCCTCACCGAAACTATCCAACCATTCGTACGATGTGGGGGGTTTAGACCCCATAGCGTCCACCACGGTGGTGAACTGTTCAACTAAACTCACTTCTCAACCTTTTCTTAGCCCCAGAGTTTCCCTTTACTTACGCCATATATTATACACGAATGTGACCCACCTGTCAAACCAGTGTGATGAGAATCACACGTTTTGGGGAAACTCCCTAAACCTCGAATAGTGCAGCTGGTGCGCAATCGTGTGCACACCCGTCGCCCCACCACGATTCTTAGCAACAATAATATCCGCTTCACCAGCGCGTTGGTGGTCGGGGTCTTTCGCATCCGGCCTATCAATCAGCAAAATAATATCAGCATCCTGCTCAATCGCACCGGATTCACGCAGGTCAGAAGCCCTAGGCGTGCCCCCGTCCCGGTTCTCGCTATTGCGGTTCAGCTGGGCAACCAGCACGATGGGCACGTTCAAGTCCTTAGCAAGGATTTTCAGCTGCCTGGTCATCTGCGCCACCTGCTCCTGACGTGGAACGTTCACATTGGCGGGGGTGATGAGCTGCAAATAGTCAACGACTATGAGCCGCACATCATTTTTCCGCACCTCAATTTTTGATCTCGAAACAATATCCATGATTGTTTGGTTCGCATCATCACTAATATAGATAGGGGCAGACGATATTTCCCCAGCCGCCTGTTTCAACACCTCAAACTGATCTACCGACACATGCCCGCCACGAATCGCACTAATATTCGTGGAAGTTTCCGCAGCCAAAATACGCTGCTGAATCTCCCTCGAAGACATTTCCAACGAAAACATCAAGGTAGCGGCCCCATTCCTGATACTGATTTCCCGCATAAAATCAACCGCCAACGTGGATTTACCGCACCCAGGCCGTGCCGCAACAACAACCAACTGCCCCCCCTGCAACCCTTGCAGCATCGAATCCAAACCACGAAACCCGGTCATGACCCCTTGGGGTAGTGTCCCGGCCATAGCATCGGCTAACCAATCCAACGACTCCACAAACTCAATATGTTTCGCCCCACCCGCCGGCGACGATAGCATAATACTATCCAGGCCGTCACGAACCCTGCCCAAAACATCAGTCGATGTGACCGATGGTTCTTTGCATAGGGTTTCCATGTGTGCGGCCAGTGACCATAGTTGGCGTTTACGGGAACGCTCCTTGACATTGCCTGCCAAGAATGGTACGTCGCTTTTCGTCGTAGCCCTGGACATGAGGTCATGCACCATGGCGCCGTCAACCCGCCCCAGCTCACCCCGCTTCTCCAAACCCCCTAGCACACTGATAGCATCAACATCCACCCCGGCCATGAATAAATCTTGCATGACCGCAAACACGGCTTGGTGTGCCCAGTGCTGGAAGTCTTTGGCTTCTACCAGGGTGAACACTTCACCCGACCCAACGCCCCCCATCAGCAGGCCGCCAAGTAAAGTTTTTTCCTCATCCAGTGTTAAGGTTTCATTCACGTGCTTTTCTCCCATGAACAAACTAAAGCCCCCACAATAGGGGGGGGGGCAACGAGCAACTACTACGACAAAAGGGCTTTACGGTACTCCATCAAGCGAAGCCGATTGAAACCACCATGCGCATGCTCCCTTAAACCATCCTTAACAAGAACCACCACGGGGGCCTGCTGAACACCATCAGCAACAGCCTGGGCTAGAACGTTCTCATCAATGGGGGCGTATTCTACCGGAACATCAGGGTGCTTGTCAAACCACTTTTTCACCGCGTCACACTGCGGACATGCTGGTTTCGTGAACACGAGTACCGTGTTTTCTTTAGAACGGGGGCTGCTCATTATCCGCACCTCCTTGCCATGGTTGTTGGGGTTGCCGCATTTGTGGCTGCTGTTGCTGCTGGTAGCGCTGCTGTGCACCTATCCAACCTTGTTGTGCCTGCTGTTGTAAACTGCCGCTTTGCCCCATGGGTTGGGCTTGGCCTTGGAATCGTTTCCCTGCCAAATCCAAACCGATAGCGGTTGCGGTTACTTGCAAACTGTGGGCAACCTCACCATTCTTATCCTGATACTGGTGGTTCGTGAGTCGCCCCACCAACACCACACGATCCCCCTTCACCAGGTTAGCCGCCACAGACTCAGCCAGCCGGTCAAAACAAGTCACCCGCACCCAAGTAGTATCCACCGTTTCCCACTCGCCCGTTGCTGGGTTTTTCTTAGAATCAGTATTAGCAACACTAAACGAACAAATCGTTTTACCCGACTGCGACAGTCGTAGCTCAGGGTCGCCGCCAAGGTTGCCCCGGAATGAAACATCAAGACTCATCGCCATTTCCTATCTTATCATTATTGTCCTCATCTGCCAGAAGGCTATCAATCTTCTTACGCCGTCCCTCACGCCACAACCGTACACGCTCACGCATCTTCGGGTCACGCCCCAAATCCGCCATCACATGACCACAATGGGCCACGATATCCCCAGGCCTTGGGGGCGAATCAGTGGCACGCGCCAAACCAAACCAGCGACCAAACGCCATATCATACACCGGCTCCGGGTAGTCGCCAATAGCATTCAACGATTGATACCACGTGTCAATCAGAATCTTATACTCCGTGGCGTTTTGGGGCCGTTTGAAACCCCACACCGCCACGATCATTTTCTCCAATAATTTTTCGGTAGCTTCTGGACTGATACTCATTACCGAACCCACGCATCCAAATCATCAATATGCAAACTTTCATACTCCGACATGGGGGAGATACGTAACAGTGACGGTATCACGGGCACGCTATCCCACTCCCCACCATTCAGCCAAGTGGTCGGGTGTTTAATATACTGCTGATCCGTACCGACAGCATCATGATAAGCAGCGTACCGTTTAGCCGCATCTATCAGGGCTTCCTCAGAAACAGCTTCAACAGCACTCTTCCACGCCCGAAACGCTTTTGCTTTATTCACCCGGCGCGGGTAAGCCTTCCAAAACGCCTCGAAACCATCAGTATATTTGCCCCGCACGGGGCGTTTAGCCGCCCCCACAAGCACCGCTTTGCAATTCGGCGGGGCAACAACACTAACACTAAGTAAATCCTGTGACTCCCCAATCGTACACACCCAATGAAAATCAAACAAAACCTCAAGGTGGCGCATAAAATCACCGTAGGATTCGTGAACAAAGTCTAAGAAAGTATTCACATCAGTCTGGGTTTCCGACGCCCCGGCCACTAAAAGCCTTAGAAGAAAAGCCGCATCGTAGTCTTGAAGCTCATCAACCCCAACCTTAGGTTTGCCCTCGGTGACCCGCACTTTAACTAGCATCAGGCTCGCCTCCCAAACGATCCTTACAATCCTTGTATAGCCGCATCACACGCGGGTCCTCACGCAAATCTTGAGAAAGATTCATATAATCATTCCGCAACTCCTCAAGATCGGTGATGCCCATCACCCGCGTAATAAACTCCTCTGATAAATCCGCGGGCTTATCAGGCTTACTATCAACCTCGCTATGGTCAACACCATCAACCGTGATGTGGGAATAATCACGGTCAACCTCCGCAGTAGGAATATACAAAACCTGTGTGAGAGCCGTGCGCAACGCCACACTAATCGCCTTTGATGTGGCTTTATCGCTGGTGTCGAACGCCTCCGCAGGCACAGTCGCGGATAGTTCATCGCCCGATTCACCATCAATAAACGTGTACTCAACCAACAGTCGCACACGGATTTGACCAGCGCCTTTCGACGTGGTAGCAACTTCATATTTCCAATCGAGAACCTTGACCTTAATCACGATACCAAGCCGCGAAAACACGGGGTGAACAGCGTTAATGACATGCTCAATGCCGCGGAAGTTATAGCGTTGGTGTTGGTTTTGCCCCCACTTGCCGACCGCGCCAATCTCTTTCGACGCCAACGCTAGCTTATGGGTAATGCCTTTCACCCCACTATCGGGGGTATCCTGCACCCCATCCGGGGTTTGTGTTAATTCAGTCACAAGCATCTTTCCTTACATGAAGTGCGCCACAGCCCACACCAGGGCAACAATAGCCGCAACAACAATAACCAACTTCACGATCACCGCAAACACCATCAGGCCAACCCACAGGCGCCCTTGGCGTTTCATTTCCGCATCGAACTCTTCAAACGAATGATCCAATTTCATGTGTTTTTCCTCACATTTTAGGGACAGGGGATAATCGACACGGCACCTCCGTATCGACTTCACCCACCCCCACTGTTTGTGGGGTAGGGCTTCCTCTTAACTCACAGGCACATCCTCGCATTTCGGCTGGGACAGTGGGTCATTTTCGGCAAGAAACTTCACGCATTTAGCATCAAACTCCGCCAACACATCCCGCCAACCAGGCAGGATAATATCAAGCATCGCGTCAGAATCAGGATCACCGGAACAAGATTCAATACCAGCCCACTGGTGATCCGCACCATGACCAATATCAAGGAACAGGAACGACTCGGCGTCGTCGTGTTCACGGTGCATGTTGAAATAGTACATGTGATCCCCACCCGCGGCCTGGGGCAGCATCACATACTGTGAGAAAAACCAACTATCATCCTCACGGCGGTAGAACCGCATTTCCTCAAACCGCACAGCATCCTTGCGAAGGTCGTGCACCCGTGCCCCAACCCAAGCCTGTGGCAGCAACTCGTTGATCGCATCCATGCCCTCGGTGGTGTCGGGGTCAAGAATCCACTCATCATTTTCA